CGCATCTCATACACGCATAAGAGCATGGAGAACATCTCTGATACTGCAGAGTTGTACAGGCATCAGGGTGCTATACGTGCCTTGCGCAATCTACACTACTTGAGGGACAAAGTAAATGGATAAACAGATGGAAATGGCCTTCGCAGAAGGTGGTACACTAGACTTAGACTCTGTACCCGATAACACTCAGGGTGTTGATCCTGTGTCCGGCAACGAAGTTCCACTAGGTTCTATGCCAGAAGAAGTACGTGATGACATCCCTGCACAACTGAGTGAAGGTGAATATGTTGTACCTGCTGACGTAGTACGCTACTATGGCGTTAAGTACTTTGAAGACTTACGTGCTAAAGCTAAGTTCGGCTACGAAGACATGGAAGAGAATGGTCGCATTGGTGGTGAGCCTGTAGATGGCATGGAAGTCATTGAACCAGAAGATGACATGATGTTTGAAATCTCTGAGCTAGAGGTTGTGGATGACGGTCAGCCTATGGAGATGGCGGCAGGGGGATATGCACTTTCACCAGGTGACGAAGGTTACGATGAGACGGGTGCGCTGGGCTTAGGCATTGAAGGTATTAGCTCAGGGTATGGCGGCTCTGGTAGCACCCCTATGGTAGAGGTACTAGCATATAAGAATGAGAGCGGTCACACCATCTACATCACACATATTGATGGTAAGCCTCAGACAAACATTCCTCCAGGGTATTCTCTTGTAACTAGCGAAACTACTGAAGAAGACATAACAGAAGAGCAACCCACCCCTCAAGTTGTAACAAGTAGTAGTGATGACTCACCCCCGCCACCGCCTATAGCTAAGGCTATCAACTACAAGGAGCTTACTACTGAAGAGATTGCAGATATGCTAGAAGAACAGAAGTCTCCTAAGATGAACTTGATTGCTACCGCAGCAGGCGCAGTAAATCCTATCTTAGGTCTCTTCATCAAAGGTGCTGCTATGGATAGCGCTAGACGTTTAGAGAACGAGATTGAACGCAGGATTAAAGAGGAAGGTACTTCTGCAGGAGATAAAGCTGTACTAGAAGGCTTGCTTAAAGCATCTAAGGAAGATAAGCCAGGTCTTATCAGTCGTGTGTTTGGTGCTCTGAAGGATGAGTTCTTCCCAGAGACTGAAGAAGAAGCTGCAGCACTTGAAGAGGCTAAGAAAAGGCCACTAGAGACTGTGGAGTTGAATAGCAACTTAGAGGGTGAATACGAGCCAGGTGAAGTAGTCCCTCTAGGCGCAATAGAACCCGCTGCAGCTGGTTACACTCCAGAGGTAGTTGCTGGGGATGTAACATCCCCTTACGATAACGGTCCAACCCCCTATGCAGAAACAATACAGTCTAATTTTGAAGATGCAAAAGCAAAGGCTGAGGCTTCTCGTAAAAGATTGGCGGAAATTGAAGCACGACAGGCTGAGATTGCGGCTGCAGAAGCAAGACGCGCACAACCCGCATGGGTCCGTGACGCAGGCAGTAACGACAGCAATACGTATACACCTATAAGCAGTAGCACTACCACAGACCCAAGTGGAAGTAGTGTAACAGAAACTACCTACAGCACACCAGGTGGCGGTTCGTTTACAGTAGGGGCTGATGAAGACGGACTAAACAAAGGCGCTCTTGTAACTAAGAAACGCAAGAAGAAGAAGAAATAACTACAAACTACCCAATAACTATAAGGCTACCCAGCTACGGCTGGCCCCATCATAAAGGAGTATAACATGATTTCAGAGCCTCAAGAGATTGAAAAGAAGTTGATCCAAACTACATCAGCTTCACACCAAAGAAACGCAGCACGTGTTAAGCGTGATGAAGAAGAACTAGAGGCACTGCTAAAGCAAGCACGTGGCGAGACAGATGAAACAGAAGAAGAAACTGTTGAAGAGGAATCCAGTAGCTCAGAGCCTGTCGAGCGCACAGTTCAGGCAGAGAGTAGTACCCAACAAGAAGAAGAACCTCAAGCAGAAGCACAAGAAGATGATTCTGAGCTAAGCGGTGAGGAGAAGAACTTCAAGAAACGGTATGGTGACCTTCGCCGCCACACGCAGGAAAAAGAAAAGGCTTTCCAAGCACAGCTTGATAAACTCCAATCTCAACTGGCTGCTGCTACTAAGAATGAACTTGTACTACCTAAGTCAGAAGATGAGGTAGAAGCTTGGGCTAAGAAGTATCCAGATGTTGCTGGTATTGTTGAAGCTATCGCTGATAAGAAAGCTAATGAACGTGCATCTGAACTAGACGGACGTTTGAAAGAGATCGAAGAGTTACGCTCTACAGCAAGACGTGAGAAAGCTGAAGCAGAGTTAACACAGATGCACCCTGACTTTGTGTCCATCCGTGAAGATGATGCCTTCCATACATGGGCAGAGAAGCAGCCTAAGTGGGTACAAGATGCTTTGTATGAGAATACAGATGATGCTAAATCTGTATCTCGCGTTATTGATCTTTACAAGGCTGACACTGGTATTGTAACAAAGCGTACCAGCAGTTCAGACAAGGGCGCAGCAAGCTCAGTTAAGAGTAAACGTGCTGCTGCACCAGAGCCAAATGATAGTTCTAGCTACCTGCGTGAATCCCAAGTAGCTAAGATGACTATCAAGGAATACGAGAAACGAGCAGACGAAATTATGGAAGCTCAACGTAACGGCAAATTTATTTACGATTTGTCAAAGAAATAGTTGACATCTTAAGAGAGATGGATACAACTATAGGTATGTACAGTGTCAGGCATTAACTGCCTGTACATGCTTTTCATAAAGCACTAGCCACATCAAAGAACTACCTCAGATTATAGGCCCAGCGTTCAAAGGACGGCCATCCTACGAACTTAGCTGACCACCCTAATACGAAGAGCCTCTTTAGTGGGTATGCAGTGTAAATCCTCACGCCATATCTATAAGGAGAAATTACTATGGCTATTACTTCCGCAAGTGGTGGGTTTAACGGGAACTTTTCCCCGATTATCTACTCCAAACAAGCACAGATTGCCCTACGTAAGGCAGCTGTAACCAACGCAATCACAAACAACTCTTACTTCGGTGAGATCGCCAACCAAGGCGATGTGGTTCGCATCCAGAAAGAACCAGACGTAACTGTAAACGCTCTTGAGCGTCACACAGCTATCTCTGTTGAGAAGTTGAATGATGAAGACTTCTCTCTGACAATCGACAAAGCCAACTACTTCGCGTTCAAGATGGACGACATCGAAGACCAGTTCTCAAACGTTGACTACGTTAGCCTTGCTGCTGACCGTGCTGCGTATAAGATGGCTGACTCAATGGACTCAGACGTTTTGTCTTACTTGTCAGGTCACACCACTGCTGGTGTTCTTATCACTACTACCTCTGGCGATGCACAGCACGACACAGCTGGTAACTTGACTGGTGAATTGCTCACAGCAAACCACCTGACTATCGGTGACATGAACAACATCACAACTGCCGACTCCGGTGGTACAGGTGACTCCATCCCACTGGCTCCACGTTTGCCTGGTGCGACTTCGTTCTCTGCAACTACTGCTTCACCTTTGCAGCTCATCTCACGTATGGCACGTCAGATGGACGTAGCAAATGTTGACTCACGTGGTCGCTGGATCTGTGTAGACCCCGTGTTTGCAGAGCTTCTGAAAGACGAAGACTCACGCCTGTTGAACGCAGACTTCGGTGGTTCCGGCTTGATGAATGGCTTGGTAATGAACAACATCCACGGCTTCCGTGTATACATTTCCAACAACCTTCCAGCAGCTGGTACTGGCGCAGGTACTTCTGGTACAACTGGTCAGGATGACAACTACGGTGTTATCGTAGCTGGTCAAGACGATGCAGTAGCATCCGCTGAGCAGATCAACAAGGTAGAGAACTACCGTGACCCAGATTCATTCGCTGACATTGTTCGCGGTATGCATCTCTATGGGCGCAAGATTCTCCGCCCAGAAGCACTTGTAACTGCACGTTATAACGCTGCTTAATAGGCTTAACATTGGGGCTGGCTTCGTGCTGGCCCCTTTGTGCTTTCTCCACATATAAAAGGGACATCACAAGATGGCTATCACAACTGCAATGTGCAACAGCTTCAAGCAAGAGCTTCTTGGGGGTGTTCACGATCTGGATACAGATACACTAAAGATTGCTCTCATTAAAAATTCTCCGTCTGGCACTTATGGTGCTGCTACTACTAACTACAGCAACGTTACCGTTAACACAGATGAGGTTGTAGGCACTAACTATGTAACGGGTGGTAATACACTGGGTTCAGCGGTTATTGCACTAGACGGCTCCACAGCTACTGTAGACTTCGCAGACACGACTTGGCCTTCCGCTACTATTTCCGCAGATGGTTGCATTATCTATAACTATACACAAAGTAATGCTGCAATAGCAGTTATTGACTTTGGTGGCCCTAGAACATCTACCAATGGCGACTTTACTATTCAGCTACCAACAGCGGATGCTTCTAACGCTATAGTACGTATTGCATAAGGATAGCTCTCATGGCTTTGTTACTTAAAGATAGAGTAAAAGAAACTACGACTACTACAGGTACAGGTGATATTACTCTTGCCGGTGCAGTAGACGGTTTTCAGTCCTTTAGCTCTGCTTTCAGTGACGCAGATACTACCTACTACGCTATCTCACATAGGAGTGCAAATGAGTGGGAGGTTGGTCTAGGTACATATAGCAGTGGCGTACTAACTCGTACTACTATTCTAGAGAGTTCTAACTCAGACATAGCGGTTAGCTTTACTGCTGGTACTAAAGACATCTTCATCACACTTCCTGCTGAGAAGGCTGTTACCCTAGATAGTAATGACGTACTTAGCATTGGTAATATCAGCACATCTGGTTATCTTCGTGGTCCTGCTACCTTTACTATTGATCCTGCAGCACATGGTGATGTTACAGGTACGGTTGTTATTGCAGGTGATCTACAGGTAGACGGTACAACTACTACAATCAATTCTTCTAACCTGGCAGTAGACGATCTAAACATCACTGTTGCGTCTGGTGCGGCTAATGCTGCTGCAGCTAATGGTGCAGGTATTACCGTAGATGGTGCGAGTGCTACCTTTACTTATGATTCTACGAATGATCGTTGGACTATGAATAAAGACCTAGCTACTAACGTAGTAGGTAATGTAACTGGTACGGTCTCCTCTCTAAGTAACCACGACACAGATGACCTAGCTGAAGGTACTAACCTGTATTACACTCAGGCTAGGTTTGATACAGCATTAGCAGGCAAGTCTACTACAGACGTTTCTGAGGGTAACAACCTATACTATACTAGTGGGCGTTTTGATACAG